GCAGATCTCCATTATCATTTCCTGTTTGTACTTGTCAAGTTCTTCATGGATTGTTTTGCCAATTACATTGACCACGGTACGCTCAATTAAACCTTTGATGAAACCATTAAGTCTACTATCTTTGCCTGTTAGCTCTTTGGTTACTACGTCTACGATCATTCCCTTTACATCGTCTTGCAGTTTGATGTACGCTAGTGTTGCTTGTTGTTCTTCTTCAGTCATTAAAATTTCTCCATTTGTTTCTTGACAACGTCTTTAATTTTTTGGTCTGTTGAATAATTGCCAAGCACTGCAGTGGTAATGTGGCTATGTAAAGGGCTACCATAGTTTTGTAATTCTTTATATATGGTGTCAATTATCAGTTGTTTCACGTCCTCGTGCAGTTTTAAATAAGCCTCCGCTTGTTGTTCTCCAGTCATGTTAACTCCTGTATGGAAATGCTAATTTAAGGATTGCATCTTGAAGTTTATGTTGCGGAAGTTTTATGGGATTGACATCGTTACTACTCACATCTATTTTGTCCTCAATTGCAGTCCGAATGATGTCAATAAGCACACTGTGAACGATCTCAGATGCAGGGTCATCTTTGACCAATAGTAAATCAAAAATAACATCTCGAATCAATTTCCTTGCATCCTCTTGCAGTTTTAAATAAGCTAACGCCGCTTGTTCATCTTCATTGGTTAGTTTTTTCTTTGTCATTTTCTACTCCTGTTTACATAATGTTCACAATGGGTGACTGGACACCACCCGCACAGTGCGCCTTGTTTGGCGTTCCATACTCCGCTCTCAAACGCCCCCTCTAGTCTTTCGATGTGGGGCAGTACTTTGTCTATGTACTTTTGTTTTGTTTCTGCTACGTGCTCAGCCTTAATAAACTCCTTGCTCACTACAAACATAAGCGCCGACTTTATCCTCTTCACTTCCGGAAATTTTGCGAATAGCCCACAAGCGACGAGATCTAGTTGCGTCACGTCCGCATATCTCGCATTCTTGCTGGTCTTGTAATCTATCGAATAGCACGTCCCCGACTTCCGATTGATAATCACTAGGTCGGCCACCCCATGCCACCACACATTCGGAGCATCGAACGTGCACTCTTCTAAGTTCTTCGTCAAACCAAGCTCTACTTCGCAATATTTTTCTCCCTCAATTGCATTTAATCTATCTAAAGAAGAACGCAGATACTCAAACTTTGGCGGTAAGTCTTTACCGTCACGGATATACTCCTCTGCCGCTAGGTGCATCTCTGTACCGTACAGCGCCGCTTCACCTGTTGTATCTTTAACATCCTTGGCTACCTTTAAGTGGTAATACTTTTTAGGACACTGTTGAAATGTCTTAAGGCTACTGAATGACCATATGATATTAGCCATGATTTTTTTCCTTCAGCTTGGATTCAATTGCTTGATAAAGTTGATACGAATTCCCCCAAGGAAAAACTCCACACTTTACAAGTTCCATTTTTGTCAATCCTACCCATGTGCGTTGTGGTGTGGTGTAAAGAGGTACTGTATAGCTACCTTCTTCAAGATCATGTTCATCAGGGCAGATTACATCAATAATAACGCCGTTTTTTTTCATGCCCCACGCAACAGGCTCATCTTTTGCTTCTAGTGCGGCTTTAATGGCGGTGATGGTTTCTTCTGTCATAGCCACACAATCGGATGCCAAATCTTCTTGCCCTTTGAACGGTTTTACTTTTCTCAGAAAAACTAAATTTATTTCCAACGCCTCTAATGCAAGGCGTAATGCTTCATCTTTAGTCATTCTTGTCCCCTTCCTTCAATTTCATGTACTAAATCCCACATGCCAACTTCAGCACATATCCTTGCACATGCCCTACGTTCTTTTTCTGCTACTAGTTTGGCAAAAGTCTCAAGGTCTTTAGTAAAACCCACCCAATCATTGCCAAATTGAGCATATACACCAAGCCTTTCAAAACCTGCTTGTTTAGCCATCTCTACAATATCATCAGTCATTATTCCTCCGGAGGTAATCTAAATTCCCAAAAGCCATAAGCATCGCCTCGGCTCCATCTTTTCCATGAAAAATGTACGTCCCTTGTGCGTTTATTGATGTACTTCCACAGTACACGCATCAGCAATCTCCATAACTTTTACCAAAACCCGATTCGCAATTTAATGGTAAGTCGGGGGCCCACTGTGGGCGTATACGCATACACAATTCAACATATTCTTTAGCAGTCTCAACTTCCTGCTCCGGGACGATACAAGCAATCGCATCATGCACTGTCATGACTACTTTATACTTCTTAGCGATCATCAGCATCTGCTCACCGATAATGATTCTAGCCAATGCCTGACAAACATTTTCAATGACTTTACCTCCATAGATACGGGTAGGGATTGTGGCTTTTCCTTTTTTGGTATCGTACACGAGTTCAGATTTATCGCCGTTGCTAACCACACGTAGATTGGGATACTTCAAGTACAACCCGTTGGGAAGTTTGATTCCTTTTTTACCCTCAACCATCAAAACCCCTGTTCTCCCCAGTTGACTGGTTTGGTCATTCATGATGGCTTTGAGGGCTATTGCCCCTTGTCTCCATAATTCAACAATAGACGGGTACGTTTCTCGATACGTCGTAATAATTCTTTTTGATTCCTCCTCCTCGATCTCCACTCCAAACGTTTTAAGTTGCGCTTTAAACTTAGTCGCCCCCATGCCGTACCCCGCACCGAGAATCGTTGTCTTACCAACGAACCTCTCGTCTTTTGTGATTTCTGCTTCTCCTTTAGCATAGATAGCAGATGCCATGATCTTGTATACGTCCTGTCCATTTTCAAATGCCTCCACTAAATCGTTTTGTTCGGCTAGCCATGCTAAAGTTCTTGCTTCAATCTGTGAACTGTCTGAGTCAATCAGCAAAAAACCCTCGGGTGCTAAGATTGCATTCTTGATGGGCGATTGACGTGGCAAATTTTGGAGGTTAACTTTGTCATCACCACCCCACCGTCCTGTGTGAGCGGCGTAGTATCTTAGGGGAACTGGCATAGCACCACGCTTTGACATTTCCAGAAACCGAGCGGTTCTTGTTTCTTCTAGCGTAGACTTAGTGCCTAGTCTCGCTGCCACTAGAGCTTGCACCTGTGGAATCTCGTGTTCAAGCAATGCCTTGAATTCCTCATCGGTTTTAGAAAACGCAAACGTCTGCTTACCTGTGGCGGGGCTAGTCTTCATTGGGGGTTTAACACGAAATGATTTAAGCAACTCGGCAAACTTGGGATTGCTCATCAAGGTATCTTTATCAAAGTTTTGCAATAGCTCTTCTTTGTGTTGGCGAACTCTAAGTAAATGCCAGTGCAAGTGGTCTGTGGACAATACCAATACTGGCTCGGTGAACATACGCAAGGTCTGATCAATCAGGCTTAGCTCAAACGTTGGGAAGTCCTGCATCATCAAGTTGAAGATTGCATAAGTTAGCGCCACGTCGTTTCGACAGTATTCTCCGTAGCGTGCCAGTTGGTCGGAGGGGAAATCCTCTCGGCGCAAACCCAGTGCATTGACCACTTCTTCGCCCTTGATCCCTACGTCGTAATACTCAGCCAGCTTCTTCAAGCTACCGCCTACCTCAGTACCATGAATCGCCCGTGCCATGCTCAGCGTATCCAACCACTTCTTAGGCTTAATATCGAATAGCCAAGTCAATATGGCGCCATCGAATTGAGCATTGTGGGCGAGCACCATGTGTTTGTGCATCTCAAAGCTATCGAGAAACAGTTTGGTCAGGCTCATGTTTCCGGTGAACCACTTGGGCTCACCATCATCCACTTGCACCGCCACGCCGATCACCTCGAACTGCTCGCTTCTTACGTACTCCTCGGTTGTCATCTTGGTAAGACTGAACTCTCTAGAGTAAAAAGTTTCAAAGTCAATTGTAATTATGCTCATATATGTGTTGTTGCCATTAGTTTTGCATATGATTCGGGGTCAATACCGTATTTTGCGCAGTACTCAATTTGCGTACCATTGAGGTGTATTCTTGGGTCATTCCAGTAACTCACTGGTTGCCCTTGACCTGTAACTTGTGCTTGTCCATACCTACCTTGCGCTTTGTATTTCACACTGGCGGGGCCTTCATGTTCTTGTTTATCCCCAAGTAATTTTTCCAAACACCTGTCTTCAAAACGCTTTCGGCACAGATCACGATACGCATCCATCAGCATTCCCCTTTCGGTGTCGTTAAGAAACCAATAGTATTTTGCATTAGGGTCAGCAATCATGTCAGCGAGCAACTGCGAGATCTCATAAAACTTAGGGGGAGTACTACCAACCAAATTTTTATTATCGATAGAAACAAAGTCTTCGGGATTCGTGCGCATACGCTCGGCGAGCATCGTCACCATTGGGGAAATTACTTCCATGATCCCTCCGTTGTCAGCATTTTGTATGCTAGGGAAGCGTTGGGTGGTACGCTATCTTGTACGTCCGCACGGAGAATTTGTTTTAATACTTTGGACTCAAACTCTTTTCTGCGTACTGCCTTAAGCGCAGTGTGAATGGCGGCTTTCTCAGGCTCAGTCATCACGTCTCTAAATGTTTCTTTGTAAATGAAAGCCCACTCGCTATTCTCTTTGGGGTCAAAGAATTCTTCGGGGTGCGTCCCCATCCTACTTACCAATGCCTGTACTCCTGCAGATATTTCACTCATGATTAGTTCCTTTTAAGTTTTCAATTACAGTTTCTAACACAAACAAACTGTTCTCGTTGGCAACAAGTGACTGTCCCCCTGCTCTAGTAATATCGTTGAGGTGTTTTATTTGTAACGCAGTCGGTTGATTGTTCCCTGCCTTGGCTTCAATCGCCAAGAACTTGCCGTTCACGCAACAAAGAAAATCGGGTACGCCTGAATTACCAAAGCCTGTGCCGATAGGCATAGCGTAATACACACCATGCTTTTCAAGGGTGGCCTTGATTTGCTTTTTAACTTTTGCTTCGGGGGTTTGTGCCATGTACCGTAGTATAGTGGTACATTAGACTTTGTCAATAGTATTATATAAAATATTTACCCTAACATTGTTAGGGGTGGTTGGGGGGTTATGCAGATTCCACGCCCCCCTCATGGTTGGAAAGGTCTACATACGTCAAAAATCTTTAAAGCGGGGACGTACGTAGCACGTATAAGTTCGCATCTGCAAGGTTTCCTTACACGTGATTTAAGCAACCCGCTTCAAATATGTAGCTTCATAATAGCACGTTCGAGATACCATTGTGCTTTCTTAAGATCTTCAAGTTCATTGCCCTTGTGCTTGGCTCTAGTAACGTACTTGATAACGTTGCCCAAGTGATAGCCTAACTCTTTCGCTTCAATAAAGTCGATAGTCTCAATACCGCCAGTCTTGTAATGCGGTGGGTGATTGACTGGGTCGGCCTTTGGCTCTTCCATCGTAATGGTAGGCGGTTCTCTATCGAATGACGCTTGCATTCTTGTTTTTAATTTTCCGTTGGGTAATAAATTATTTGCGTATACCGAAAGAGGTACACCCATTCTCTTAGCCACTTCAGCTTGGGTTGCAGTGATCTTCACTCGCTTTTTCGCTAGTCTTTTCTTCTCGTCAGACTTGACTTGATACACGTACTGAGTCGTGACTTTGCACTTCTTGGCTACTTCCGCAGTTGTAGCTTCGGGGTTTGCGTTTATGTACTCACGTACGATTTGTGCTCTACTTTTCATTGGTTAGTTCCTTGTTTACATAATCAGTAAGAATTTCTCGTATCTTGGCTTGCTTTGCATACGGATAGCGTGAATCAAAAAAATCCATCACATCTTTCGGCAAGCGCAAGCTCAAGTGCACAAGCGCAGGTTTCTTACCAAGACCCCGCCCATGCTTTTTCTTTTCTATTCCAGTCTTCAACTCGTCGATACGGTCGAATATCATTCTTCCTCCTCCCAATATAAATCATTTGTCCATACGATAACAGGCGTATCCTCACCGATGTAGGCGCCCTCAAGATTGTATTCAATAAACTCACGTGCATCTTCCATGCTCATGGAGTCACGCTTCATCAAAATATCTCGCATAGCATCGCCATCGTAAACCAATACCTCTACTCTAGTATTGCCATTCCAAATGCTCGCTGGCCCAAGAATCGCTCCGTCGAATCCGTCCCATTTCTTCATTGCTCTAGCCCTTTCATCGTAATCACAGTCGCCATAGCTTCTGCTAGCGTCTCTTCGTCTTTTACGATATAGCATTGGTGTGTCCAGTCAGGCCCATTGTGGTTGGGTTTGTACGTACTGATCTCAATGATCTTGCCATTCAACGCTTGGATTACACCAAACTTCACGTTGGTATCTGTGCGTAATTCGTTGGGGTTTCTTGCATGTAAAACTTCTTGTGATTTACTTGCACTTATCAGTTGTTTTATACTATTTAACATTCTTTGTGCTCCTCAATGTGTTTATCAATCTTGCTATAAAACTCTTCTCGCAACCCCTTGTTCTCAATCAAGGTAGTCACAAATCTTCTGTGACCCCTATCTTCCTCCCAATAATGCAGTGCCATGCCTGTGGCAATGCCCGCCCATGCCAATAGGACTATCTCCGTAAGTGTAAATTCAATCATTGTTCATGCTCCTGTAAATCATCCATATTAAAAACATCACCAAACCTGCGTTCATCATTGCGCATACAAACGCAAACATAACTACAAAAAATCCAAGTTCAGTCATAGCGGTGCTTCCTCCATCTCAGCGACGGTTTTCTGCTTATCCCTACGTTGTATCTCCTCAAGTATCTTGGGATCCACTCGGTCGAACGGCCACCATTGGTTAGCCATAATTTTGGCTATGATTTCTTCGTTAGTCATTCTTGTCCCCTTGCTCGGATTGCACCAGCACATTCGCTTGCTCCCTCACCCATGAATTCATATCTACCTTGTATGTCTATCCATGATAAGTAAAAACCATCACAAATTTCAG